TCGTCGGCCGAACAGCTTGCACGGCAACGCGATGCGCTCGACGAGAGCAACCGGGCATTGTTCGACCAGATCCAGGCGATCAAGGCCAAGACGACGGCCGATGAGGATGCAACGCGGCAGGCGGAGGAGGCGACACGGAGGGCGGAGGAGGCGGCATCCACCTTGATGGGGGAGGTCGACAGTGCGTTCTCGGTCTTGCAGGGCGTCGTCAATCGCGAGAAGGCATTGTTACAGGAACGCATCGATGCCGAACAAAAGCTGATCGCGAAGCATCAGGCGCTGTCGGATGCGCTGCACGGCGCGCTGAACAGCATGGTCCTCCCAGGGCGGGACAGGGAAGACCGTGCCGATGCGCAGGCGCAGATACTGGCGGCCCTGGCAATCGCCCGGTCCGGCGGCATCCTGCCGGACGCTAACAGCCTGAAAGGGGCGCTGTCGGTACTGGGGCGAGATGCGTCCAGCCTGTTCGCAAACGAACAGGATTATCTGCGTGACTTCTACATAACCAGGGTCGGCATCGAGGATCTGGCGGACCTGACCGATGAATCGCTGTCGGCTGAAATGCAGGGCCTGAAGCTGCTGGAGGACCAGGTCAAGCGATACGACGACATGCTCAAGAGCGCAAAGGAGCAGATCGATGTTCTCAAGGGGATTTCCAATACCGGACTATCGATCGAGCAGGCGCTTCAGGCGTTGCATGGAGCATTGTCGGCGGCCAGCGCCAATCCGATCGTGTCGGCGACGTCGAAGATCAATGACGCCTACCAGTCGGCATTGGGGAGGGCGCCGGATGCGGCTGGACTGGAGTATTGGAAGAGCGTGGCGGCGGGAGGGGGCTCGTCCGGTGCGATCGTCGATGCGATCAAGAATTCGCCCGAGGCGCAGATCCAGAAGCTGTACAAGGACGTCCTTGGTCGCACCGCCGACGCTGGTGGACTGGTTTACTGGATCGACCGGCTCAAGGGCGGTGTGAGTCTCGACGCGATCAAGAAGTCGATTGCCGAAAGTGATGAAGCCGAGACCACGTTGCGCAGTTTCGCGGTCGGCACGAACTACGTGCCGGATGATATGCCGGCGATGATCCACCAGGGTGAGCGCATCATCCCGGCAGCCGATAACTGGGAGCTGATGGATCGCCTTGGAAGCGCCCAGCAGAGCGACGTCGCGCTGTTGGCGGAGATCCGCATGCTCCGTGAGGAAGTCGCACTACTTCGCAGCGAGACCGAACGGGCAGTTGACGCAACAGTGCAGATCGCTGACCAGTTCGACAACGTGACGGACGGCGGCAATGCCTGTCGTGTCGAGGTAATCAATCAATTGCGAATGAAGGAGGTGGCATGACGGTAAAGGTACGCGTGATGGTCCCGATCGACGTCAAGGCCAATATGATCAAGGCCGGGACGTCGATCCCGGAGCCGGATACGTCGAAAGGCGAGGTGGCCTGGGCTCCCAGTGCCAACCAGGTGGTCGCAAACGAGCGGACGTACAGTGGGTCCATCTGGTTGTGCAAGCTGGCCCATGCGGGTCGCACTACCACCCCTGACCTTGATGTGCTCTACTGGACTAAGCTGGGGCCGACTAACCGAATGGCCCCGTTCGACGACTATTCGAACACCAAGGTCGTCGGCGTCGGGACAATGACATACGTGGTGCAGCCGGGTTTTCTGAACGGGCTCGCGGTCTATGGCATGGAGGGTGCAGCCTACAGCATCGTAGTGCGCAACGGACCTGGCGGGGCCGTCCTGCGTTCTTGGGGCGGCGACTTGTACAGTCAGGCAACCGGGCTGTACGAGCTGCTGTACTCGCCACTACTACCGACCGAGCAGCTATCGTTCGATGACATTCCGCTGTCGCCGTCGGCTGAGGTGACCATCACTGTCACGACGGCTCCAGGAGGGCGCGTGGCGATCGGCACCATCAAGATGGGCGACTGGAGACAGTTCATCGAGAACGGCATGCCGGGTGGGACACGTCACGGCGCCGAATCGACCCGCAAGAGCCGCACGCTGCGCGAATACAACGCAGACGGCACCTACAAGATCGTGCGGCGCTCCAGCAGCCGGGATGTGAACTGCAGTATTGCGGTGCACCCAGATCAGGCGATGCAGGCTGATGCGATCCTTGGTGAGGTCGAGGACTTGGCCGTTCCATTCGAAGCGAGCGGCCTGCCGAAGTACGGCTACCTGAATACGTTGGGCTTCGTCACCGGCAGCGTTCGCGCGGATTCGAGCGGCGTCACATCCATTAATTTGAAAGTTGAAGGGAATATCTGATGGCAATTATCAAGCCTCCACCGCTCACTAACGTTCCAGATTTTCCGGGACTGTCCGACCGCGCCGCTGGAACCTATAACGGCAAGGCTTTCGCATTCGGCACTCACATGGCTGACGTCTTCAACGATGAATTGGGAGCTATCGCCGCGAATGTGTTCTTAAACGCGGTTGAAGCCGAGGGCCGGGCTGCCGCGTCTAGCACCGCCGCTGAGGCTGCGATCGCGGCCATGCAGGTGGCACTATCTGCTGGCAACGCTGAGCCATGGTTGAGCGGTACAGCCTATGCCAAAAATGCCCTCGTCATTAGCCAGGTAAACTTCCAGCCCTACCGCCGCGCCGTAGCTGGCTCAGGGACGGTGGACCCCGCAAATGACACAGGGACAGCCTGGATCGCCATGTTCGGAAACGGGACGCTCACGCCGGTTACGGCAAGCTCCTCAACGCTAGACCTGTCAACCGGAAATTATTTCACTCGCACCATGACTGCAAGTGAGACCTTGAGCTTCGCGAACTGTCCGTCGGACGGCTTCAGCTTTTGTATTGAGCTGACGCTCACTTCGGGCACTTTGGCGCTGCCGTCTTCTGTACGAACCCCCAATAACTTGCCGTACTCGATGAGTGCCGCACGACGTCATCTCTTGTTCTTCGTGACGTCCAACAGAGGTGCGCGTTGGCACATGTCGGCAGCCATTAACTACGGAATCTAAATGAATCTGCATTTACAGCGGTTGTTTTTCGGCTCAGCAAGAAATCCGTCCGGCCAGCGACAGTGGGTAACTCCTGGCACCTATTCGCTAGTCATCGCTCCCGACGTGTTCAGTATCAGTGCCGTCGTTGTGGGCGGCGGCGGCGGTGGGGAGATCGGCGCGTCCGGAACGCTCAGCGGCTCTGGCGGCGGCGGCGGTGGGGTGCGATATGCGGTTTCGTTACCGGTCACGCCCGGTGAAACCCTTAAGGTGACAGTCGGCGCGGTTGGCCGCGGCTCAGGCTTAGGGCCTGGAACCGCGTTGTCGGGCGGGGCGTCATCCATTTGGCGGAATGGCGTTGAGCGTCTGCGTGCCGACGGCGGCGCTGCAGCTACATGGGGCGGCATTGGTGGCGCCGGTGGTGGTGGCAGTGCTATGACGGGAGGAATAGGTGGAGGTAATGGGGGCGCAGGGGGGGATGCAGTATCTGGCATAGTGCAGGGCGCGGGCGGCGGCGGCGCTGGCGGCTATGCCGGAAATGGTGGGAACGGAGCCAATCTGAGAACTAATTTTGCAGCTACTGCAGGGCTCGGCGGCGCTGGCGGCGGGGGCGGCACGCAATTGATAAGTGGGGGTGAGTACGGCAATGGATGCGGCGGCGGCGGCGTGGGGATTCTTGGCCAGGGCGCGAACGGTGCAGGAGGCCCTCTGGGGACAGGTGGTGGCGGAGGTAGCGGCGGAGAGGCTGGCCAAAACGCAAGGCCACTCGACGCGACACCTGGTGGGAATTACGGCGGCGGCGGAGCTGGCGGCCGCAACCACGATGTGAATGGAGCCAGTGGCGCCGGCGGCGCGGTGCGAATCATTTGGGGCCCCGGTAGGGCCTATCCATCGACAAGCGTTCAAGACATGTAATGGAGGCTATTTATGTGGTACTACCCGAAAGATCGAATTGTTTTCAGTATGCATGAAGAAATTCGCCGGCACTTTTTGTGGGTTATGTTTCCATCCGCAATCACGGATGACGATTTGGCCTTTGTCGAAGTTCATCCGCTCGTGTACTCGCCGCCAGTGCTCAATGCTGGCCAGATGCACGAGCCGGGAGATATCCTGCAGATTGAAGGGCAATGGGTGCAGTCCTGGGCCGTACGCGAGGCCAAGCTTGAGGAACTGGCGGCAATGAAACCTCCAGTTCCTCAAGAGGTCACCATGCGGCAGGCGCGGCTCGCCCTGTTAGGTATCAACAAGCTCGAACACGTCGCGCCAACGATCGAATCCCTCAATGGCGCGGATCGAGACATTGCCCGCATCGAATGGGAATTCTCCAGCACCGTCGTGCGCGGTCGCCCACTGGTGACGATGCTCGGCCAGGCACTGGGCCTGGACGAAGACGCGCTTGACCAACTCTTCATCACCGCAGCGGAGCTGTAATGCAAGCAGCCTTCTACAAGGACAACCGTCCCGGCCTGGCCGGCATCTACAACCGCCTGGTCCGCTGGTGGACCAAATCCGACTACTCGCACGTCGAGCTGGTCCTTTCGACCGGACTATCCTGGTCTGCTTCGTACGACGACGGCGGTGTGCGTGCGAAGTACATCGACTTCGATCCCGAAAGATGGGACTTCATCGACCTCCCTCCGCACCTGGAGCCAGAGGCCGAGAAATGGTTCGAAGCGCACAACGGCGCCAGGTACGACCTGCTGGGCAATCTGCAGTTCGTCGTTGCTCCGGTGAACCACGTCAACGGGCGCTGGTTCTGTTCCGAAGCCGTTGCCGCGGCGCTCGGCTTTCCGGACCCCTGGCGGTTCACCCCGGGCACTCTCGCGAGTGTCCTCAACGGCCTGACGAAGCCCGCGCAAGCGGGCTTTTTTACGCCAGCATGAAAGGCAGATCGATGAAGAATGTGAGTGCCGCTGAAGTCATCAGCTATGCGGGAGGGGCGACCTCCATCGGCGCGTCCCTCACGATGACCGAACTGGGCGTGATGGTCGGTATTGTCACCGCGATCCTGACCTTCATCGTCAATCTGGTGTTCACCTACCGCAAGGACCGGCGCGAGCAGCGCGAAAGCGATGCCCGCCTCGGAGGACACCAATGAGCCGCCGCACCGCCACCCTGGCCGGCATCGTCGGCGCCACGGCGGCGGCGGCGCTGCTGGCGCTGACGCCCGCGTTCGAGGGCACCAGGCTCGAGACCTACCGTGATATCGGTGGAGTCCTGACCTATTGCACCGGCGCGACCGAGGGCGCCGCATGGGGCAAGCGCTATACGCCGGAGCAGTGCCAAGCCCAGCTCGAGCGGGACCTCGAGCGCCATGCCGCCGGCATCGCCGCATGCCTGCCGATGGAGCGCCTGACGGATGGCCAGAAGACCGCTTTCGTCGACGCGGCCTACAATATCGGCGTGGCCGCTTTTTGCGGATCGAGCATGGCGCGCCTGGCCAATGCAGGTGATATGCGGGGCGCCTGCGATGCCCTGCTGATGTGGAACAAGGTTGGCGACCACGAGGTCGCCGGCTTGGTCCGGCGGCGGCAGGCCGAGCACGCATTGTGTACCGGAGGCTTGCGCTGACATGGACAGTGCCGGGATGGAAGCGTAGCCGTGCGGCGATTGCTTGTACAATAGCGCGCCGTCCAAGTAATCGATCCTGGAGCACTTTCCATACATGGTTTTCCTCACCGTCCCCTATGCCGAAAAGGACGCCGCCAAGGCGCTCGGCGCCCGCTGGAATCCGACACGCAAACGCTGGTATGTGCCGGACGGTGTGGCCACCGAGCCATTCGCCAAGTGGCTCGACGGCGCGCCGGGCGCGGAGGCTTCGCCGTCGAAGCCGGGCCGGGTCGACAGCTACCAGGGCAAGACCGTGGTCGGCCTGAACTACGTCGAGCTGAGGCACGACTGCAATCCGATGCATGCTTGCCCGAGCTGCACGGAGCAACTGGCCGGCACGCCCTGGGCCCAGGCGCAAGCAGGATTGCGGGAGCTGGTCGGCGCGATGCCGGGTACGTCGAGCAAATGAACGGCGTGGTCCGGACCTTCGTGCTAGCGTGAAGGCCGCCGGGCTTGGACACTAGGGCGAGACGCTGAGCACGACGTATTCCGCCATCGGGTGGATTTGAATCGTGCGCGTCTCGCATTACCGCTGAGTAAACGCTAAGATGCCAGCTTGACAATATTGCTCAAGCGACGAAATGACCCAAGCGACCGCTGGCAGGCGAGGACACGATCAGGCGCGCAGCGACCGGCGCCTGGGCGTGGGCATTGCCATATCGGTCCTTCTGCACGGGCTGTTACTGTCACTGCAGTTCGGTGTGCCCGGCCTCGATCTCGGCGGCGGCGGACCAATCAACGTCACCCTGGCGCCTTCCCCGGAAGCGCCGCCGGCAAGCGCCCTAATTCCCCTACTGCCTAAAACGCCGGCGCCGCTCGCACCACCGACGACGCCTGCGCCGCTACCGGCCCCCGCACCGACGCGCGGCCTGCGCCTCGTCGACGGGCCGCCACCGCCGCCGCCGATCGTCCAGGCCGAGGCGCAGCCACCGGCGCAGGCCCGGCGTCCGAAGCGCCCGAAGCCGCCCGCGCCGAAGCGCAGGCTGCGCGAGGTGCCGTCCCCGGTCATCGTGGCCGCGCCGGATCCGAAATCGGAATTCACCGTTCCCGTGCCCTTGCCGGACGTCGTCCCTGAACCGGCGCTTGAGGCGCCGGCATTGGCCGACGCGGTCGCGGACGAACCGCCGGCGGAACCGGCCGAAATCGCCGACACTGGTCCGGACCTCGCCGCGCAACGGGCCGAGGAAGAACGCCAGCGCATCTTGGCGGCAGAACAGGAGCTGGAGCGCCTGGCCCAGGCGGAGCGTGAAGCTGCCGAGCGACTGGTGCTGGAACGGGTCGAGCAGGAGCGGCTGGAACGGCAACGGCGCGAGGAAGATCGTCGAGTGGCCGAGGACGAGGCGCGGATCGCGCAACTGCGCGAAGCCGAGCGTCAGCAGGCCCAGGAACAGGCCGCGCGCGAGCAAGCCGAGCAGCGTCTCGCGCAGCAGGCCGCAGAGCAAGCGCTGCGCCAGGCGCAGATGCAGGCGCAGATGCAGGAGCAAGAGCGCGCCGAGCGGCAACGCCTGGAAGCGCAGCGTTTCGCGCAAGAGGCAGCCGAGCGCCGGCGCATCGAGGAACTCGCGCAGCAGCAACTGGCTCAGGAGCGCGCACGCCAGCTGGCGCAGCAGCAGATGGAAGAACAGGCGAA